GGCCGAGAAACCGGGATCGCAATACCGTGATTGAAATGGACTATGTTATGAAAGGAGATGGTTCGAATACACATAATGTGAATACGAAATCATCACCTGGATGGCTATTAGTACATCAAGGAAAAGGACGGAAAGGTAAAACATGGTTAATAGATGTTAGTGACGACGGAAAATATACTCCTACACCTCAACTTATTGATGAGATGAAGAAAGTTTTTGAAAGTTGGTCACGGCTTGAACGCGATGAGAATAGTGTCTGGAGCGATTGTTTAAAGACCGAGCGTAGAAAACTTGCGAAAATTGCAAGTGCTAGTACTCGTGTCTTTACTATTGCTCCATTGGCGTTTTCTCTTTGCGCTAGAGTGTTTTTGATTGACTATCTGACTGCTTTCCACAAAGCTTACCTCAAATTCTACAGTGCAACTGGAATGGATCCCGAATCTTACGATTGGGAAACCATGCTTCAACGTCTTGAAGAAGTTGGACTTGAAGGATTTGATGGTGATTTTGAAAAGTATGATGCTAAACTCATGCCTGAGCTTATGCAACGTGCGATGTCAAATGTGTCAGATTTTTACGACCTGTATGTGGATACACTATCGTTCGACTTTGGTCGAGGATGTAAATTCACATTCGGAAGGGAGGTTTGCCGACAGATTCGCGAGATAATCGTTGATGAATTAATTCATCCTCGACAACTCGTACTGAATGTTCTCTATATGAGTCATCAAGGGAACCCTTCAGGCAATTTAATGACCACTCCAATGAATTCTAAGTGTAATGATTACCTTGGACGTATAGGATTCTATGGGGTGTATTCTCGTCATATGGTTAAGAAACTTCAACTAGAAGTGACGAAATGGTTTTTAGAAGTTGGACTCTACGCAAAACATGTGAGAAACATGGCTTACGGAGATGATAACGGCTATAGCGTTTCGCCCGAGATGAAGGAGATTTTCAATTTCGAGACATATTCCAAATTCTTAGCCGAATTTGGGATAACCTATACGGCGGCTGATAAATCGGATACAGTAATTCCTTATAAGCCTTTGAACCAACTAAGATTTCTCAAGAGAGGAACCGCTGATTGGGGGTGGATTCGCGTCCCCACCATTGATGTGGAAACTATTCAAGAGATGATTAATTGGGTTAGAGCTGATAATGAACAAATGAAGATTGAACAGTCATATGTTAATATAGAAGGTGCAATGCGTTTTGCATACTTCCATGGAAGGGCATATTTTAATGATTTGAAATCAAAAGTGAATGGTGCTCTCATTGATGCGGGACATGTCCCTGTTTCGCATTCTTGGGATCTCTTTGATTATGACTTTAAGAACCGAGTGTCTTAAGACACACAGCTTTCTACCTAGCTCTAACTGCTAGATGTCTAATCGCACTTTTGACGAAAATTATTATATG